TCTATTGACAAATGCCCCTTTTTACGGTATTATAAATACTGTTATATAATGAAATGCACAGTTATGCTGTGCAGATTGTGAAATACTTAAACATACGACAATATACGGAGAATACAATATGTCAATTTCAGCACTAAGAAACCAGAACAGTCTGGATAAACTACTACAACAAGTCCAAAAGGACGAATCCCCAGCTACAGAAAAGAAATCCTATGTGGATGAACGTCTGTGGAAACCACAGGTGGACAAGGCAGGCAATGGGTACGCAGTACTTCGATTCCTACCAGCACCAGAGGGTGAGGAACTTCCTTGGGTACGAGTTTGGAATCACGCATTCCAAGGCCCAACTGGACAATGGTTTATTGAGAACTCTCTAACCACACTCAATCAGAAAGACCCAGTGAGTGAGTACAACTCGCAACTGTGGAACTCTGGTGTAGAGAGTGATAAAGAGATTGCTCGTAAACAGAAACGTAAACTGCAATATTTTGCAAATGTCTACGTTGTGAGTGATCCGACTAATCCTCAAAACGAGGGTAAGGTTATGCTTTACCGATTCGGTAAGAAAATCTTTGACAAACTCATGGAAGCAATGCAACCAGAGTTTCCAGATGAAACACCTATCAACCCATTTGATTTTTGGGAAGGTGCAAACTTCATGTTGAAGATTCGCAAAGTAGATGGTTACTGGAACTACGATAAGTCTGGTTTGGATGCTAAATCTGCATTGAAATCAACTGATGAAGAGTTGGAAGCAATCTACAAATCACAGCATTCACTTGCTGAGTTTCTTGCACCGTCAAACTTTAAATCATATGATGAATTGAAGACTCGTTTGGATGCGGTACTAACAGGCAAACTTACCACTGGTAAGACTGCTGCAGAAAGAATGCAAGATGAGGAGTCAACAGACTTCACACCTCAGTTCAAATCTGAACCCGCTCCAGAACCTTCAACGGTGGCTGCGGCATCTGATGACGATGATGATGCCATGTCATACTTTGAAAAGTTGGCAAATGAATAGTATCTATGCTAGGGTAGCGGTGTAACACACAGACCCAAAATAGATAAGTACAGTTGTAGTATTACAACACACTAGACGGCTAGACTGTACCGAATATAGAGAAAGAACTTAGTGTGGGGAAAGGGATAGAGTGCAAACTCTGTCCCTTTTTTTGAGCGTCAAATATTCATTACCTGTCAATTTATCGACACTGTATAAATAGTTATAAGAACAAAACTTTAGTATAGAAAGGTTAGGTGAATGGAGAAGTGGAATGATGACCATTATTTTACCAGAGGACAGAAGATATATTTTCTGATTTGTGGTATAATAATAGCTTTATGTGTAGGGTATGTTAATCATATCTTTTGGGAATACAGGGTAGTTAATCAAGAATGGAATGAAACTTTTGTATCGCCTGAGACATTTTGGTTAATTGAACGTGAATAGGCCGGTTTTTTTATAAATAGTATTTATTGAGAGAAGAGAAGTATGGATGTATTATCATTTATAGGTGACGTAGGAGCTCCGATAGCAGGAGCTATTGCAGCAGGATATTTCGTCTTCCTAACAATCCGATTTATATTAGCAGGTGTTACTGATAGTGTGAACACGTTAAAGGGAATTATAAGCTCTTTAGATAACCGTGTTCAGACTATGAATAATGATTTGGTAAAAATTGATGCCATAATGAGTTATGCATTTCAAGTCAGGCCTAATATTGACAGAATTGCAGCTAATGAAGGTAAAGAAGATGCAAGGCGTGATTAGAGGATAGTGATTTGGAAGGATTGGTAGAAGCAATAAATCAGTATGGGTTTCCAGTAATTGCAGCAGTAGGTCTTGCTTACTTTGTATTTTTTATATGGAAATGGGTTACTGAAGTTATTGATCCAGTAATTGGTGAAGCAATGGGTACGCTTATTGCATTAGTAGATAGAGTAAGAATGCTTGATAATGATATGATACGTCTGAATACGAAGCTCTCAATGTTGTTAGAACATTATAAAAAACAAGGCAAACCCATTGATGGGGATGTTGAAGAAATATTACAGAGGTATGGATCAAGACATGAAGACGTTAAAACTGATAGCAGTGGGAGCAATCCTAACAATAACCCCGACACTTAGTTATTCAAGTGACTTAGTACACACATTTGGTAGTCCATCGTTTAGCGGTATTGGACAATCACAACACTTTCTTTCTATCGCTCAGATAGAACACAATCGTAAACAAAAACTTAAAGATGATGCTGAAGCCGCCGAAAGGGAGGCAGCGAGAGAGGAAGCAAACAAGACTATTAACAAATTTATTCAAAACGTAGAATCTAGAATTTATGCTCAAATTTCAAAAAACTTAGTAGATGCCATGTTCGAAGAAAATGGCGCACTTTCTGGAACTGCTGATTTAGAAGGTGCTACAATTTATTGGGTAAAGGATTTAACAGCAGGGACAATCACAGTTACCATTACTGAAGAAGATGGTTCTATCACTGAATTGGTTGTTCCCTTGACAGGATTTGGATTCTAAATGGAACAGTTTGTATTATTTTTGATTTCAGTTTGTCTATTGGGTGGATGTACCTCAATGGCGACACAACAGAATTTAGATTTACAACCACCCCAGAAATTTCAGAGTGGGGTACAAGAAAAGTTGGAAGACCTACCACTTCTTGATGCGCCACCGATGACTATTGCGGTGTACCAATTTCAAGATAAAACAGGACAAAGGAAACCTAATGAGAGGTTTTCTTCACTATCATCTGCTGTAACTCAAGGTGCAGATTCTTGGGTTATTGATGCGCTACAGAGTGCAGCAAAGGGTGATTGGTTTATAGTCATAGAACGAGGTGGACTTAATAACCTAGTTAAAGAACGACAACTAGCAAAGTCCACATATGAACAGTATGAACAAGGTGAGAACAAACCAGAGCTTAAACCCTTGAAGTTAGCTGGTTTAATATTGGAAGGGGGTATTGTCGGCTATGATGCTAATATCGTAAGTGGTGGTAATGGATTACGCTACTTTGGTGTTGGAGGCGATACTTCATACAGAACAGATCAAGTCACAGTTTCGATGAGACTTGTTTCTGTAAATTCTGGCAAGGTTATTCTAACAGTAAATGTTACGAAAACAATTGCTAGTGTAAAGGACGATTTCAATGTCTTTAGGTTCTTTGATATGGGAACTAAGGCATTTGAGATGGAGAGTGGAGCAGCGGCAAATGAGCCGACTTCCGTTGCAGTGAAAGCTGCTATCGACCAAGCTGTTATTGATATGATCAGAAAGGGCGAAACTAAAGGACTGTGGGACTATGAGGAAACAGACCTTTACATAAAGGAGAAAAAATGACCAAAAACGTATATAGGTTATTCTTTGTTATGATGATTTTTATGATGGCTCCTTCCACCCAAGCGAATGACATTTACATTACACAGGTGGGGGATAATTTAGACTTAGATATTGAGCAGGATGGTACAGATAACGAAGTGGGTAACTCAACCACAGCGACCGTAATCAATGGCGATAACATGGCTTTTGATATTACTCAGACAGGTAATTATAATACAATTACTGCAACTATTAAAGGCGCAGACTACACTGGTACTTGGGAATTTACAGGTTCAAGTAACACTGTAGATTTAGACTGTAGTTCATCTGCTTCTGGAAATTGTGATGATGTTACACTTAATATTACAACAACTGGTGATGGAAATGATTTTGCTTTCGATATTGGTGAAACAGCTGATGGTTCAGATGCAACAGTAAACTTCACTCTTACTGGAGATAATAGTATTATAAATTCTACTATCAACGGTACTAATGCTACACTTACAGTTACATTAAACAACGATTCATCTTTAGCAACCACAAGTTCAAATTCTGATGAAGGTGTTGAAATTACAACAGTTCAGACAGGAAATGGCGTACATGGACACACTATAGAATTAGATGTAGTTGGTGGTGGTGGTGCTATTGATATTAACCAAAGTGGAATAAATGACCAAACAGTTGATCTAGATATACAAGGCGATAGCTTTGACATTGACATCACGCAATCTGATTAGTATATTCTTCTTGTTGATAACACCTCCGGCATTTGCTAATATTGGAGAGGTTATTGACCAGAAGGGTATAACTAACATCGAAAGAGGTGAAGATGGTTTCGCTGAAATCGGTGAAGGTTTTAGTATGAAATCAATGGATACTGTTCGAACAAAAAACGGACGGACTTCAATTGAATTCATTGATGAGACACGAGTTGATGTAACAGAACATTCTAAATTAATTATTGATTCATTTGTATATGACCCAAACACTCAGACAGGTGCGCTGTCGCTTAAAGCGTCATTTGGCACGATGAGATATGCATCTGGACAGATAGCAAAGAATAGCAGACAGAATATAAAAATCAAAACCCCAACCGCCGTAGTGGGTGTTAGGGGTACTGATTTTTCAATGACGATTGATGAACTTGGTAGTAGTACTATTGTTCTACTGCCGTCATGTAATTTAAATGGCGATTGTGTAGTTGGAGAGATTACAGTTGCATCAGAAGTTGGTATGGTTATAATGAACCAAGCCTTTCAAGCTACTGTTGTTCCTAGTCCATACACAGAACCGACACAACCAGTAATTCTAGATTTGGATGAGGTTGGTGTCTTGAATCTATTGGTAAGAAGAAAACCAGTAGAGTTGGAAGAAGATGAAGAAAGGAAAAGAGCAAAAGAACTTGCAGATTTCCTTGGCAT